CAGAAGGTGTGTTAGCTCAAGAAGTATTAGAAGTTAAACCAGATGCAGTTGTAGTTAAGGACGGCTACTACGCTGTTGATTATAGCAAGGTGATGTAATGCAAGGAATAATGTCTGGGCTAGAGCCCATAAGAATGCAAGATGGTGGACCATTAGATGTAACTAATTTATCTGAAAAAGAATCTCAAATGTTAGAAAACATTTTTACTAAGTTATATCTTAGTGACTATGATTCTTTTAGAACGAGAAGATCTCCAGACTATAGCAAAATAACAGATGAAGAATATGATTTTTTAATGCGTTACGATAGAGGTAAAGTTGCAAGAGATATGCCTTTGCTTTCAAGATACCAAGAAAGAGTAGGGTTTTATCCAGGCGGTAAAGCATTTGAAGAGTCTGATGGATTACCCATGAAAGAGTTTGGTGCATCAACAGGTATAGCTATGTTGGCAACATTACCTAGACAACTTAGAAAAGCTTTTAACAGTAAAGAATACATGTCTAATCCAATAGAAGATCGTATAAAAGCAGAGGCTATAGATATAGCAGATCAAGAGTATAACGAACTAATGGGCAGAAAAGACGGAGGCATAGTTAAGCTTCAAGAAGGTGGTGATGCGGGCATGAAATATTTTGGCAAAGATGGATTGCTTTTTGATTACACTAATCCTTTAGACTACGCAATGTTTATACCTGGTATTGGTTGGGCAGGTGCAGGTATAAAAGCTTTATCAGTAGGTAACAAATTTCGTAAATTAAACAAAGTTGTAGATCCAATAGTTAAAAAGGGTGGTCTTATGCGTAATCCATTAACAAAGACAGCATCTGGTGGAGCATTTGGTTATATGCTTGGAGATGCAACTAAAGAAGCTTTTAGTGAAATGGATTCAGAGCTTAATGTTAACAGTAAAGAATACATGTCTAATCCAATGAATCCTAACATGGCTTATCTTGATGAAGATACTGGAAATTATTTTTATTATGATCCAGTAGATGAAGATTATTATTCATTTGAAAATAACCAAGTGCCTGAAGGCTATACCTTGGAGCAATAATTATGGCGGCAAAAAAAGAATTAGCTAAACAAGGTATATTAGGTTTTTTAAAAAAATTTAGACCTAAGCCTAAACCTAAACCAAGAGGAAGACCTCCAAAAAAAGTTCCAGAAGATTCTTTTATACCAGTAGGAGTACAACCAACCCTTTCTGCTGGAAAAGAAATTATAAAAAAAGTTGTAAGACCAGGTAAATATAGTCCAGCAACCAAACAATTTATTGGAAAAGCTGCATTGTATGCAGGAGTTCCGGGGTTTGGTTTTTACAAGGGACTTACAAGTGGAGATGATGAAGAAACAAAAGCTGTAAGCAATGTTATTTCTAAAAAACCAACAGAAGTAGAAACCTCAGACAGACTAGGAGACATACTCAGAGAAAAAACTATGACCATAGCTGCTGAAAATGGCAGAGCAACACCTGTATTCTTTGACTATGTAAAAGCTTTTCCATCTAGTTACATGGAAAAGGTAGGTAGAGATCCTGAGTTTGCAAAACAAATGATGGCAGGATTCTTAGCAATGATGAAACCTGTTGCTGGACCTGTGCCTGTAAATCCATTCGTAGCTTTTGGCGAGGCTGCGTTAGAAGAAGGTGTTAGGCAAGAAGAATCAATAACAGATCAAGAAAAATTATTATCAATGAGTGATGAAGATATTGCTAAATTACAAAGAATAAAAACTAAATCAACTGGAATTACTGTAGACGACCTTACTGTTGCAGGTGCTATTTTAAAATCTATAAGAGAAGAATATGGTCTTAAAAAAGATGCTCCTTTAGTAGATAAAGATAATCTATATAAAGGTGATTTAACTGCTTTCGGTCTATTAGGAATAATGAGAGAAACAAATAACGATCCAACAGAAATTGGAAGAAGAGTTGTACCTAAAGCAAATTAATTATGCCTCTAGTAAAACTAAACGATGGCACAGAAATCTTTGTAGATAGTAACGATGCTAACGATATAGAGGAAGCAAAACAAAGATTTATAAAAAAAAGAAACACTGGTTCCTCTGGTACTTTAGCAGGAGACATAGGCAGAGGAATAGGTGCTGGTATAGTATCTATACCACAAGGTCTTATCACCATACCCACCACAGGGATTGATCTATTATTTAACACAGAAGTTACTGATAATGTAAATGATTTTTTTCAAGGTATTAAACCTGAGGTTGAAGGAACTGCTGGTAAAACAGCACAAATGATTGCTCAGTTTGGTATTCCTGGTTTAGGCACAGCAAGTGCTTTATCTAAATTAAGCAAGTTTAAACAACTAGCAGCAATAGGTGCTGTAGACGCTGCTGTTGCTACAGACGATGTTGATACTTTTGTAGATATAATTTTTGACAAAGAAAGTGATGAAGAGAGAATTAAAAACCTTGAGGGTAGAGAAGCAGCGGCAGCAAGATTAAAAGAAAGAATGCAAGTTTTTGCTGAAACAGCCTCAGTTGTTTATGCTGTTCCTAAAGTTGTAGGAGGTACAATTAAAACCGCAGGTGTTGGATTAGATTTAGCCGCACCATACATTAGCACCTTGGCTAAAAAAATTAATCCTAATGAAGCACTAGCATCTGCAACTAAAGCAGATAAAAACTTGTTTGATTATCTTAGAAAAAACTTTAGAGAAGGTGGTATTTTTGAACAAACTGCAAAAAACAATAAAGCAATATCAGACGTATATCAAACACAAAAAGCATACGCATCTAATCAATCATTAGAAATAGCTGATAACATGGATAAAATAACAAGAACACTAACGACTGCTGTAAAAGGTCGTGGGTTATTAAATCAAAAAGATTCTTTAGAATTGGTAAAAGCTATATCAACTTATAGAGCTCCTTTGTTAGCTGTAGAAAGACAGTATCCAAATGTTAAAGGAAAAAAGAAAACACAAATAATGAAAAGATTTCAAGACGATGCACTTAAAAAAATAAAAAGTTTTGAAGGACAGGGTAATAAAATAGATTATGACGCTTTAAATATATCTTCTGAAAATTACATATCTAATATACTTAAAAATAACAAAGGTTTATTTGCTCAAGAACAAAAACTTTTATCTGATATTATTGCTGACAAAACAACTATCGCAGGATTAACATTAGACAAGAATTTTAAAAAAGCTTTAATAGAAAATAGAGGAATGTATGGAACTACTCTTTATAGAAAATTAATAGACTCAAACTTTGAACCATCTAAAGAAGTTTATAACAGAGCTATTAATAAAATAAAAGAAATACTTGAAATATCTCCTACCGATAAACTTGGAACATCAAAAGCAAAACAAATTTTTGACAAGTTAAGTGATCCTGAGTTTTCTAAAAACAGTTATGAAACTCCAGAGTTTTTTTTAAACAACATAAAAGGTGGTTCTTTAAAAGGAAAAAAATTAAAAAACCTACCAGAAATTAGAGAAGCTTTAGGTGAGATAACTCCACTTACATATAAGAAAGGGTCTGATTGGAAAAAAGCTTTGCAAGATGAAAGTTTTGCAGCTACAGCAACCATGTCTAAAATAGCTAGTTTATCTGCGGATGTAAAAGTTTATGATGATTTATATTTATTAAATCAAAATGCTAAAGCAAGAGGCACAACACCATTTTTAAAAACAATAAAAGATTTAGACAATCAAAAAATTAATGTTCGTGATACTGACAATAAACTTGTAGAAACTTTAGAAATAGACGGAGTTAAATACAGAAAATTTGATAGTAACCAAGGTGCTTTAAAAGATACTTATGCACCAGAGGTTTTTTACGATGCTGTCACAGGTGCAACTTCTTCTTTTTTAAAAGATAGTGATAACCTTTTAATGCAAACTTATAAAGGTTTATTAGCTTTAAAAACAGTGGGTCAGTACAACAAGACTCTATTATCAATAGGTGCTCATATAAGAAACAATACAAGTGTTTTTGCTTTATCTTCAATGAATGGCAACCTTGGACCTTCTGGAAGATTTGTAGATGCTTTTAGAAAAATGTTTGCTGGGGTTTTTGATCCAAGACAAAAAACAAAATATCAAAAAGAAATTAAAGAAGGAAAAGATTATGGAGTTGTAGTTGGTAGAGGAACTCAGCTACAAGAAATAGCAGAATTAGGAGAGTATGCTACAAATGATCTTTCTCTTTTAAAACAAGTAAAATCAAAAGGTTATTTTCAAACTTTAAGAAATTTATTAAAACCTGTTGAAAGAGCCTACACAGGTTCAGACAACGCAGCTAGAATGATAAATTGGAATGGAGAACAGTTTAAATATGCTAATGCTATACTTGATTCATCTAGCAATTCAGTTATTCCAATATCTTCAACTAAAAGTTTTCTTGACCCTGACATTTCAAAGTTAATAAAAAATGGTGGAGCAGATGGGCCTGTTATTCAAACTAAAGAACTTAAAAAAACAATAGATGATCTTAATAAAAAAAGAGTAAAGTCAGGAGAAATGAAAAAGGGAGACGAACTTTTAGATAAAATTGTAAAAAGTGAAAGTGCTGACATAGCTTTGAATGTAACTCCTACTTATTCAAGAATACCTGAAATAGTAAAAAAATTAAAATTCTTACCTTTTTTAGGTAACTTTACAGCCTTCCCTGCTGAAATAGTAAGAAATACCTCAAACACTTTATCAAGATCCATAAAAGAATTAGCTAGTAGCAATGTTGAATTTCAAAAAATAGGAATGAGAAGACTAACTGGTGCACTAACAACAACTGTTGGATTACCAGTAGGTTTAACTAAAGCTGGTTTAGCATTAACAGGTTCAGATGAGGAACAATTAAATGCTTATAAAAGATCATTTGCTGCACCATGGGAAAAAAATGCAACACTAATTCCAACCAGCACTGATGCACAAGGTAACATAACAGGATTTATTAATTACAGTTATACAAATCCTTATGATTACTTACAAAGACCAGTGCAAGCTTTATTTAACGCTTACGCTGATGGAGAAAGAAATGAGGCTAACTTAGTAAAAACAACACTTAACTCTAGTATTGACATGATAGGCGAAATGGCAGAACCATTTTTATCTTTTAGCATAGGCTCTAATGCGGTGCTTGAAGCTAAGGCTGGCAAAACATCAACAGGAAAAATTATTTATAACGAATCAGATTTATTGGGAGATAAAATTGAAAAATCAATGATACATGTTTTTAATTCTATAGCTCCTACCTCTCTTCCTTTTACAGTTCAAACTGATGCAGAAGGAACACAAATAGTACCTAAGGATTTTGTAACTGCTGCGGCCGCAGTATTCACAGGAGAAAGAGATTTAATTAGCCCTAAAGGAAAAGAAATAGATGTAGCAGAAACTATGGTACAGGCTTTTTCAGGAATAAAAGTTATCAAGCCACAACTTGAAAGATCTTTATATTATAAAGCAGCAGAATCTAAACGAGCTATTAGAGAAACAACTAATGAATTTAATAGATTACTTAGATCAAACAACAGAAGAGATGCAGAGAGCTTTCTTAAAGGTTACATTAATACTAACGAAGATAGATATAACTCATTAAGAACTCTTTATACAGCTATAGAAGACGCAAGAACTTTAGGTTTAAATGACTATGAAATAAGCGAACAATTAAAAATTGCAAAAGTTGCAAACAGAGACTTGGTTATGTTGGGTATATTTAAACCTAGTGAAATTAATCAAGATGTTCTTAACTTTGCTTTACAAGAATCAGATATTAAAGAAGCACAACCTGTTCCATTGGGAGATTTAGGAAAAGCTCAATTTGATTTATTAGGACAACCATTGCAAGGACAATTTCAATCTCCAAAACTTACACCTCCAGGTCAATACAACAATAGAGCATCGCAAGTATTAAGAGAAGAAGAAATAGATAAGCTCTTAGGAGGCACCTAACTTGTATAACAAGTATGGAGCAAAAAAAGTAAGACAAGACGGTTACACTTTTGATAGCAAACTTGAGGCAGCTAGATACAATCATCTTAAAGAACTAGAAGAAC